AATTGCCAGAAAATCAAAATATTGACGAATTACAGAATCAATATTTAAAATTAGAAGATGCTTGGAAAAAAATCGATGGTAAACTTGGAAATTTTCAAATAAAACACATTGAAATAAGTAAAGATCTTGATCTTTTGAAAAAAGAATTAATGAAAATGAACTCCGTTGATGAAGTTCAATGTGATAAGTGTTTTCAAAATATTTCACACGATCATATAAAGTATATTAATTCTAAAAAAGAAGAAATTCAAAATAATATAAGTGAATATAAAATTAATTTAACTGAAATTAATAATCAAAAAGAAGATTGGTTAGATAAAAAAGCAAAAGTTCAAAAAAATATTTCAAAAGTTCATAATGAAATTCAAAAACAGAAAGATACAACTCAAAAAAGAATAAACTTCAATAATATTTTAAAAGAATATGAAGAGTCTTTTAAAAATATAAATGATGATTTTAAAAACTCTATCATATCTACAGATTCATTCGAAGAAAACATTAAAAATTCTGAAACTAGAAAAAAAGAACAAGAAGAAAATTTAAACATCTTCAAACAAAAGGATTCAGATTATGAAATTTGTAAATTTGTATTGGGTGAGGAGGGTGTTAAAAGTTATGTTATAAAGAAATTATTGTGTATGTTAAATTCTACTATTTCAACATATATAACCGATCTTGGAATGAATGTTAAATGTGAATTTGATGAATATTTTGATGAACATATCTCTACTGAAAAAGGAAATGAATTTTCATATAGTAATTTATCAGGCGCTGAAAAAAGAAGCGTTGATATTGCATGCGTATTGAGTTTTTCAGATATGAGAAGAAAAATCAGTGGAATTTCTTCAAATCTTGAATTCTATGATGAAATTTTCGATAGTGCATTTGATGAACGAGGATTGGATTTATTAATTAATGTTTTGAAAAGTAGAATTAATAAAAATAATATGTCGGTATATGCAATCTCACATAGAAAAGAAACCACCAAACATGTAGATGGTGAAATTGTGAACCTAGAAAAAGAAAACGGAATAACTAGAAGAGTTTATCAATAAGATTGACATTTTTATATTAAAATATAACTACAGTATATATGTTTTCTAATCCATTTCCATCTCCGTTTCCAACATCACCATTTTCAAATGGTGCAATTTCTAAAGCACCAGAAATTAATAATGTTCCAAGTGGACCTGCTAGATATTTAAACTTCATGGCAGATCGTCAAGGATGTGGTCAGTGGAGAATAGGTTGGCCAGAACTTCATATAAATATGTCAAATATGGGAGATTCTACATCCATGACTAAAATGATTCTTGATAAAGAATGGTATAGAGATATAAAAACTATTAAACTTCAAAGACAAGCAAGCAAAGAACAGAAAATGTTTTTTGAATTTTTAAAAAGCATACAGCCAGAGCTTGGATTTAAAATTATATATGAAGTTGATGATGTAGTATTCAGAGAGGATATTCCTGATTATAATGTTTATAAACCAGCCTTTGATAATGATGAAATACGTCAAAATTGTATTGATATGATAAACATGGCTGATGAAGTCACAGTCACGTGTAAACATATGCGAGATCTATATAAATTAAGAACTGGAAAAAATGAAATTTCCGTAATTCCTAATTTTCCACCCCATTGGTGGATCGGTCATCAATACAATTATCGTAAAATTATTGATAATTTTGATAAAAATAAAAAGAAACCACGTATTGTTTATTCAGGATCTGGTGCTCACTTTGATGTGGGTAATAAAACAAATCAACAAGATGATTTCACTCATGTTATAGAATTTATTTCTACAAATGTTGACAAATATCAATTTGTTTTTATTGGAGCTGTGCCTCCGCCTTTGCAGCATTTAATTGTAAATAGAAAAATTGAATTCCATCCTTGGAAAACATTAATTGAATATCCTAACTTTTTAGATAGTTTAAATGCTCAATTATTCTTGGCTCCTTTGCAAAATAATTCTTTTAATAGAAGTAAATCTGATATAAAATACATTGAAGCTGCGTGTTTGGGAGTGCCATGTTTAGTTCAAGATATGACAACATATGAAAATGCGCTGAATGTTTTAAAATTTAAAACAGGAGAAGATTTAGAAAACAAAGTGGAAGAATTATTGAATTGGAAAAATAGAGCTAGATATTATCAATTAATCCCAGAACTTCGTAAAATTGGAGAGACGAGATTTTTAGAAAGACCAGAAAATATAGGAGCTTTCATGGAAGCCCTTGATACTCCATACGGTTCATCATCTAGAAAATACATACCGAAGTTCAATTGACAATTTCGAAAAACGTGTTTTACTTGTTGTAGTGTACAGAAACTGCATTTACAACAATAAAGAAAGATGCGTCCATTTGTTTTCTTGGGATGTCGATGGAAATCGTGTGAAGTATGATTTGGATTTTAATCCATATCTTTTATTAGAGAAGGTTAATGGAGAAGAAGAAAGTATATTCAAAACCAAATTAACAAAAAAGGAATTCGATTCTGGGTTTGAAAGAAATAAATTTTTAAAAGATTCTAATATAAAAAGAGTTTTTGAAAATTTACCACCAGCCCAGCAATTTTTAATTGATAATTATTGGCATCAAAATACTGATGAGGATTTTTCCAAATTTCCTCTTAAAGTAATGTTTATAGATATTGAAACTTTCAGTAACAAAGGAAAATTTCCAGATATTCAAAATCCAGAAGATATCATCAACCTAATAACATGTTATGATTCTATAAGAGAACGTTATGTGACATTTGGATTGAAACCTTTTGATGCTTCTCACATTACAGATAAAAAAATAAAATATATTCATTGTAAAAGTGAAGAAATTTTATTAAAAACATTTATTAAATTTTGGGAAAATGATTATCCAGACGTTGTATCTGGATGGAATAGTTCTGGTTTTGATATGCCTTATTTGGTAAATCGAATTGCTGTTGTATTGGATGAAGAATGGCAAAAGAGATTATCTCCAATAGGACGTATATATGAAAAAGTTAAAAAAAGAATTAAATTTGGAGAGCCGCCTATTCAAATTGTAATCGAAGGAGTATCATCAGTTGATTATATGGTACTTTATCAAAAGTTTAAATTAGATAAGCAAGAATCGTATAAGTTAGATTACATTGCTGAAGTCGAGCTTGGTAAAAATAAAATAGAATATGAAGGGCAATTGTGGGAATTGTCAATTAAAGATTGGAAAACCTTTGTGGACTATAACATTCTCGACGTTGAACTTCTTGTAAGGTTGGATGATGAATTGAGATATATGAAAACTTTAAGATTCCTTGCAAATATTGGATTAACCAATATTGAAAAGGCTATTGATACAGTTCCTATTATGAATGGAGCTTTGGCTGTACAAGCGAGAAAAAGAAACCAAAGAATCCCAACCTTCATAAGACCTATAAAGGATGGTAAAAACCCAGGAGCGTATGTTAGAGAGCCGAAAAGAGGGCTTTCTGAGAACTTGGTAAGTTTCGATGCCAACTCTCTATATCCAAGTGTTATGATTTCTTTGAATCTTTCTCCAGAAACAAAAATTGGAAGATATGAAGAATTTGAAAACACATACAAGATATATCATGCTACTGGTAGAGTGTATGAATTTGATAAGGAAAAATTTGAAAATTATATAGCCGCTGAAAAAATAGCATTTACGAAAGCTGGATTTTTGTTCTCTCAAAAACGAAAAGGCATTGTTCCCGAATATCTAGATTGGTTGTATTCCGAACGAAAGAAAATGCAAAAAGCGATGAAAGATTGTAAAACTAGATTGAAAGAAGATAAAAATCTTTCTAAAAAAGAAAGAGAGTTCATTCAATCTGAACAAAATAGATATGATTCTATTCAATATGCGTATAAAATTAATTTGAATTCATTGTATGGTTATATGGGAAATGCATATGCCCCTATGGGAGATGATGATATTGCATCTTCAGTAACGCTAACTGGACAGGCTGTTATTAAAAGTTCAAATGACGTTTTTCAAAAATCATTAATTGAAAAATATCCAGAATTGACTCAATGTGAATTGAACGATTCTATCATATACAATGATACAGATAGTTTATATGTTTCTTTAAAATGTTTAGATAAGAAAGGAATACCAATTTACAAAAACGATGAGATCAATCCCGATTTTTTAAATTTCTGTGATTATATTGAAAATTATATAAACACAGAAATGACAAACTGGGCAAAGAATGAATTGAAAAGTTTAGATCCTCGTTTTGTCTTTAAAAGAGAAACGATATGCGATTCTGGAATTTTCTTAAAGA